TGGATGGATGTGTGGCGGATGCCGGAAAGGTATCTATGGCTCAATAGGAAGCCATTTAACTGCCCTATGTGTTTGTCAATGTGGCTGAGTTTACTTTTGTATCTTTGCCCTTTAATCGTACAGGAAATCTTATTTGTCACTACAATATCAGCAGCATTAGGAGCATGGGCAGACCAAAGAAAATAATAGAACTTGAAACCAATATCCCCGAGATTAGTCAGTACGCTAAGAATCGGGCAAAGTTTTTAGAATTAGAACAGCATTGGAGTTCGGTTAGGTTGGGATATTTAAAAAGCTTAGATGCTGAAATAAAGTTACAGATTGAACATATTTACCGAGAGGAGTTAGATCAAAGGTGGCTACCTAACAAATATTGTTCGGGGTGTTATTTTAATGCAATCAAAGAGTTAATCCATCATTTCATATTATGAAGATAATACACGAAACGGCCATCATTTACCCAAACGTAACTATTGAGGATAATGTTTACATCGGACCATACTGCATCATAGGTGCGCCACCTGAATGGAAAGGAAGGGAAAAGGATTCGCAAGGTGTTTACATTGCAGAAGGTACGCGGATAACTGGACTTGTGACCATTGATTCAGGAGCTAATGGTGTAACTTATATCGGCCGGGATTGTTACATAATGAAAAAAGTACATATCGGACATGATGCAATAATAGGCAAAGGCGTTACAATGAGTTCTCATTCAATAGTAGGAGGGCATACAACTATAGGGGATTATACAAATTTAGGTTTAGGGTGTATTATACATCAAAAGTTAAATATACCTATGGGTTGTATGATTGGGATGGGTGGTATAGTTACAAAGAAAAGCGAACTAAAACCTTTTGGTATTTATGTAGGTAATCCAGTACGGTATTTATCAGATAATTTAAGGGCTATCAACGAACACAAAGAAGATTATGGTAGGTGTCTATAAAATACAATCTCCAAGTGGGAAGGTTTATATAGGGCAAAGTTGGAATATTAAAAAAAGAATTTCTGACCATAAAAGAACTATGTCTAATAAGCATAGAAAGTTAAATGCATCTTTTTTGAAATATGGTGTTAACAGCCATCTTTTTAAAGTTGTGCATATTTTACCATACGATATATCGCAAGAAGATTTGAATACTTATGAAGTTTTTTATATGGAATTATATAGGGATTGCGGTGTTAGACTTTTAAATATAAAAGAAGGCGGTAATGGTTTTGGCAAACATAGCGAGGAAACAAAGAAAATCATAAGTGAAAAAAGAAAAATGCAAATTTTTAGTGAAGAAAGCAAACTTAAAAAGTCACAATCATTAAAAAAGGTAATAAAAACAAAAGAATGGATTGAAAAAATAGCCGCTTCTCAAAGAGGTAAAAAAATAAGTTATGAAATTAGAAAAAAAGCAATGAAGCCTATTTTGCAATTAGGATTGAATGGTGATGTTATCAAAGAATGGGATTGCTCAAGAATTGCAGCAAAAGAATTAGGAACAACTGAAACAAATATATGTAATTGTCTTACAAAAAGAAGTAAAACAGCTAAAGGGTTTAAATGGGCATATAAGCAATGAGAGGAATCATTTATCTCAATTATAAACGCAAAGAGCATTCAGCGCTTGCATTGCAGTCGATTAAGCAATGTCAGGGTGATGCCGAACTACTCGAAGTCGAAATCTTTGGTATTGCGGCCGCCATTAATCATGGCCTCAAATACTTCTTTGAAGAGAACGGCTTTGACTACGTGGCTATCTGTGCTAACGATATCGTAATGCCTCCCGGATGGCTCAATAAAATGATTCATGATGCTGAATTGATAACAAATACTGGGATGTCTGCAATCCATTGCGTGGAGGGATTACCTGACGAACAAATAATTAACGGCATTAAATGCCATCCGTCTTGGGGTGTATTCGGTAATGCGTTATTAACGAAGCAAGCATTTGATAAGGTTGGGTATTTTAATACCGATCACGATCCTTACGGGATGCAGGATAGTGATTATTGTTATCGGCTACATAAATCAGGGTTTACCAATTACTACATATCGGCAATAAAAGCAGAACATATAGGTGGTGATGTTGGGACCGGCACCGAATACCGATTAATGAAGGATGAAGGATTGAGTAAGGCGGGTGAGACGTATGCAAAGTGGATTAAAGTTTACGATAATGGCAATGTCTACCTTCCGTATTTACAAGAGAATTACATAATACAAATGAATCAAATGTATGGGGAAAATAGTTAAGATCAACCAAATCAAACCAAACCCGAAAAACCCTCGCACAATAAAAGACGAGCGTTTTGAGAAACTTAAAAAAAGCATTGAGGACTTTCCCGATATGCTTAACAAAAGACCATTGGTCTGCTTTACCGATACCGATGGCAAATATGTTGTATTGGGTGGTAATATGCGATTAAAGGCGGCAAAGGATTTAGGATTAAAAGAACTACCCATCATTCTTGCAGATGAATGGACTGAAGAACAAAAAGCAGAGTTTTTGATTAAGGATAATGTTGGTTATGGGGAGTGGGAGTGGGATCAGCTAAAAAGCGAATGGGATGTTGAGAAACTTACTGATTGGGGTTTGGAAATACCTGACTTTAAACTTGAAGAAGCGGAAGCTGTTGAGGATGATTTTGATGTACCTGATGGCGGTATTGAAACAGATATTGTTCTCGGTGATTTATTTGAGATTGGGGAGCATAGGTTGCTTTGTGGGGATAGTACGGATAGCGACCAAGTTGCAAAATTAATGAATGGAGAGAAAGCGGATATGGTATTTACTGACCCGCCTTATGGAATGAATTTAGACACTGATTATTCAAAGATGCCAAGCACAAAAAAAGAAGGGAATAAAAATTATAATAAAATAAAAGGGGATAATGAAGATTTTACCGATGAATTAATCAATACTATTTTTGCTTGTTTTAATGATTGCAAAGAAATATTTATATGGGGAGCAGATTACTTTGCTGAATTATTACCCAATAAAAATCAAGGTAGTTGGATTGTATGGGATAAGAGAGTTGAAGAAAAATTTGATAAAATGATTGGTTCGGCATTTGAATTGTGTTGGAGTAAATCAAAACACCAAAGGCAAATTGCAAGGTTTAATAACACATTGTTTAGCGGGGAACAAGATGCAAGAAATAAAGTACACCCCACTCAAAAACCGATTAAATTGGCTTGTTGGTTTTTAGAGCAATGGAGTGCAAAAGAAAATTTAATAGCAGATTTATTTTTAGGTAGTGGCTCAACAATGGTCGCATCACACCAACTTAAACGAAAATGCTATGGAATGGAACTCGATCCTAAATACTGCCAAGTTATTGTTGACCGAATGAAAAAGCTCGATCCGAGTATTGAAATAAAAAGAAACGGGAAACCGTATAAAACAGGTGAATAACAGGTATGCCATTTCCAAATGATGATACAAAATTTAAGCCGGGTGAATCAGGTAATCCAAATGGTCGCCCCAGAAAATACGTGTCCTTACTCAAAGAACAAGGGTATAAAAGTTCTGAAATTAACGATAGTTTAATGGCTTTGTTATCAATGGATTTGAACGAACTGAAAGAAGTATTTGAGAATCCGAAGGCAACGGTATTGGAAAAGGCGGTGGCTGGTGCGATTAGGAAGTCGATTGAGAAGGGCAGCCTTTACAATATTGAAACGATAATCACGAGGGCAATGGGTAAGCCGAAGGAGCAGCAAGACCACACAGGCGAAATAAAAGTCAAAGTAACGTATGGAGATAGAAGTAACCCTGAGTCAACCACATAAGGCGCAGCTACAAATAATATCTGAGGCAAAGCGTTTTAATGTATTGGATTGTGGTCGTAGGTTTGGCAAGTCAAAGCTGGCGGCCAATATCCTATCTGAGAACGCATTAGAAGGCCATCCCGGTGCTTATTTTGCACCAACGTATAAACTATTAGAAGGAACGTTTAAAGACATTCTAACGGCATTACAATCGCTTATAAGCAGAAAGCACGATAATCAGCGGATTGAATTAATCACAGGCGGATCGATAGAGTTCTGGTCACTTGAAAATCCTTTGGCCGGCCGTTCACGAAAATACAAGGTAGCCATAATAGATGAGGCGGCATTTAACAGAAACCTATGGCAAAGCTGGACGGAGGCTATCAGACCAACGTTAACCGACCTGAAGGGGAGCGCGTGGTTTATGTCAACGCCAAAGGGGAAGAATGATTTTTATAAGCTATGGATGCGAGGGCAAACTGGTGAGCCGGACTGGATGTCATGGCAGATGCCGACAATCACAAATCCTTTCATCGATGCGTCTGAAATTGAGGCGGCAAGGCGTGACCTTCCCGAGTTAGCATTTAAGCAGGAATACCTTGCAGAGTTTAATGATAACGTAGCGAATCCGTTTGGGTTAGATTACATCCGTATCTGCACCGGCCAACTATCCAATGAGCCGGCCGTATGCTATGGCATTGACCTTGCTAAATCATTTGACTGGACTGTCATAATAGGGTTAGATAGGTTTGGTGTTGTCAGCCATTTTGATCGCTTTCAACGGCCTTGGAACGAAACCAAAGAGATAATCCGCAGACTACCGAGAGGCGCGATTAAAATAGATTCAACAGGTGTAGGCGATCCAATTACAGAGGACATACAACGTGACAGGGGTGACGTGCATTCATTCAAGTACACCTCCACATCCAAACAGCAACTTATGGAGGGGTTGGCTGCTGCCATCCATCAAAGGAAGGTTATCTTTCCTGAAGGGGTAATTAAGGCCGAAATAGTATCCTTTGAATATCAGATGACGGGCACCGGGGTAAAGTACACAGCACCTCCCGGCCTTCAT